ATGGAGCTGGAGCAGTCGCAAACGGGGACCGTCCACTTCCTCGTGCCGAAAAGTCTGCCGGAGGCACTGCGGCTCGCCGCGGATCAAGCCGAGCGCATCGAGGCGCAGAAGGCCCAGATTCAGGCGCTCGCCCCCAAGGCTGAGTTCCACGACAAGGTCACCGAGGCGGTGAACTGCCAGACCATCGAGGAGATCGCGAAAGTTCTCGGCACCGGCCAGAACCGGATGTTCGCATGGCTCCGGGATCAGCGGATCCTGATGGCCTCGAACCTGCCCTACCAGCGGTTCATCGACGAGGGCTATTTCCGGACGGTCGAGCGCCAGTACACGGACCGCCGCGGCGAGAGCCACACGTACACCCGCACGCTCGTGACCGGGAAAGGCTTCGCCTACATTCAGAAGCGCTTCGGCGAGGGGCGCGCGGCATGATCGCCCCCGAGATCACCGACCACGCCCTGCTGCGCTGGATGGAGCGCGTGCACGGGGTCGATGTCGCGACTTGGCGCGCCCTGATGCGTGCCGAACTCGAAGCCTCGATGGAAGTCTACGACGGGCGCGAAGACCTGACCGTGCCGGGCTTCGTCGTCTGCGACCAGACCGTCGTCACCTGCGTCTCGGCAGACTGTCGGGCGACGCGATTGAGGGGCGGGAAGACCGCCATCCGCCTGCCCCGCATTGCCTGACGCCCGAGGAGCGCATCATGCAAGACATCACCGAGATGAAGCCGTTCTGGGTGGTCTACCGCCTTGGCCAGGGCGGCCCGACCTACCAGCACGGCACGGAGGCTGCGGCACTGCGCGAGGCAGAACGACTCGCCGAAGTCCGGCCGGGCGTCACCTTCGTGGTGATGGAAGCGACGCAGGCGGTTCGGACACGCCGGCTCGACTACTTCGACCTGCGAACGGCGCCACATACAGATGGCCGTCGCACTCGACATAAGGACTCGGAAGACGACATACCGTTCTCAAGCCCGTCGGCCGCAATTCGGCGAGCCCATTCCCTTGAGGAGACACTATGCCCGACGACAGTTTCGAAGACAAAGTTACGAGTGCCGCCGATGTCATCAATCTGACGATCGAGATCACTGCTGCCTACGTTATGAAGAATACCCTGCCGGCGCGAGATCTTCCTGCGCTGATCACCAGCGTGCACGCCGCACTTGCCGGTTTGGGCGGCTCCGCCCCCGCGTCTGCCGCTGAGGACAAGGTCGAAAAGCCGACCCCTGCGCAGATCCGCAAGTCAATCACGCCGGATGCTCTAATCTCCTTCATCGACGGCAATCCCTACAAGATGCTCAAGCGGCACCTGACCGCCCATGGCCTTGATGCAAGCAGCTATCGGCAGCGGTACGGACTTCCCGCCGACTACCCGATGACTGCGCCAAACTACTCTGCGATGCGGTCTGAGGTCGCGCGGACGCTTGGACTCGGCCAATACGGCGGGCGCCGCAAGGCGTAGGAGGGAGCCGCCGGGTGACCCGCGTTCCCATCGCCTGATGTGGAAGCGATCGGCATTGACGTCCCGTTCGGACCGGTGCCGGCCGCCTCCAAAATCCTCTCGTAGCGTACCGAGGAACAGCCGCCATGACGAACAAGCAGCGTCGAGCCCGGCGCCGCATGAAGGCCAAGGAGAAGCGCCGGCAGAACGTTCGGAAGGCCACCGCCGTCAACATGCAGACCGTCCGGGCCGGCCTCCATACCGAGGCGCGCCAGGACATGCCGCGGTTCGAGGTCGACCTGGAGCGGACGTGGTACGTCGTCCGCACGCTGCCGCGATGGGCCGCCCGCGCCGCTGAGCAAATCCGAGCCGAGGGCATCCCGGTGTTCGAGGCACGGGAATCGATCCGCCTCGTCTCTGAGATTGGCAAGGTGCGGACTGCACTGGTGCCGGTGCTCAACCGCCTACTCTTCGTCGGCGTCGTCCCCGGCGCGGGCGAATTGAAGCGCGTCGAGGAACACCCCGGCGTGTACGACGATCACACCACCTACCGGCGCGGCGGCGTGATGCGCAGCCCGGGCGGCATGCAGATGACCATCTCGGCCGAAGAGATGCAGAACTTCGCCGACGCTATCACGGGCAACGGTGGCGACGCGGCGCGGGCAAGGAAGGTGCTTTTCGAGATCGGGCAGGCCGTGGTGGTCGAGGCCGGCCCGTTCGCCTCGTTCAACGCCACGATCGAGGAGATCGACGACGAGCGGGAGCGCCTGAGGGTCGCCGTCGAGATCTTCGGGCGCGCAACGCCTGTGGAACTCGACTTCAAACAGGTCAGGGCCGCTTGACTTCGACTTCGCGCGCGCAGCAGGCTCGCACTCAGGATATCCCACCGGCGGCGATAGCGCTCAGCGCAGTCTGGCCCCGGTGGTGACCCGGCCCACGGCACGGTCCGAGGCGTCGGGATTGTTGTGCCCCGACCGGATTGCCCGCTGCGGGGCTTTTTCATGCGCCCTATAGGGCATGGACGCCAATCGCAACGATGACCAGACGCCGACCGGTCGCACCCGCCTCCGCGGCCTCTGGTTCGGCCTGCTGGCCTACGAGGTCGAAGAGACCCGCATTGTCAACACATGGATGCCCGGCGCTCCCCAAAGCCCCATGAACTGGCGTCCGGCCTATCGGTGGCGACGGGTCAGGTTCGGCGGGGTGATCGACCCGCAGGGCACGGTGCCGGGCAAGCGGATCGAGGCACACCTCGTGGGACGGTCAGAAATAGGCAGGTAGGGACATAGAGCGCTCACCGCCTGGGCAGGCGCGACAGGAATGGATCCTCGACGCGGGGCCTCAAGCATGGCCCTGGGATCGCAAGCAAGCTCAACCCTATCTCTTCCGGGGGTAGGCCCGTTCGACCGCAGGGCGGCGGCTAAGTGGCAGAAGATAATATCTATTCAACACCAAATTACCTGTGTGATCTTTTATGGCAAGGATGATCCGTCCCAGCGACTTCTGTTCATTGGCGTATCTTCGCGCTTCGCGTTCGCCGCCGACAGCAATGTAATACTCGATATCTTTGGTCTGATCGTTCAGTATCTCGACCGACCAAGCCATCGATTGTCCTCCGCCGCCAGTCGAGACCATCAAATGGCAGGCACAGGCTGGCCGGGCAAGCTGGTTGAGATCTGGACAGATCTGCATGGCGCGAAGGTAAGTAGGGCGTAGCACCGCACGGGAGGGCTAGCATGTTCGGCATCTTCGGCCGCAAGCGTCGTGAGGAAGAGCGTCGGCGCCGAGAGGAGCAGGAGAACCGCCTGCGCCGCGCCCGGCTTCTCGATGCCCCTAGCTCGCCCCGGTCGGCAGCGAACGACAGTCACATGAACCCAGCCTCGTCCTCGGGCATGGTGCTGAGCCCGCTCAGCCCGATCTCGCCGAGCTACGGCGGAACGGATCACGCAGGCCCGGCGCACTGCTCCGGCTCGTCGTCCTACTCGGATAGCGGGTCGTCGTGCTCGTCGAGCGACGGCGGCAGTGGCGGAGGCGGTGGGAACTGAGTATCAGCATGGCCCGCCTCGCCACCCTGGACACGCGAAAGGCTCGCCCTCCACCCAAGCGAGCCAATCCCGAGCTGCTCACATCCTGAGCACAAGGCTTGGCGACAAGAGGTGATGAAGCGGGCGGGTGAAGGTGACAGGCTCCGGGCTTCACTTTGAGTAGCCCCGTTCGGCATCTTGCCGGACGGGGCCTTCGATCAGGGCGACCTATCGTTCGTATCAGTAGCGCGGGCCGCCGGTAGTGTTGCCAAGCTGCTGCTGGTAGCCGGATCTCTCTGGGTTGCGGGCGTTCGGATTGCCGTGGCGGTGGGTGTTCATGCGGCGAGCCCGGCGCTCGGCCTTGGTCGAGTGGCGGTGGCCAAGAACACTGCGGTGATGGCGATGGTAGTGGCTACCCACGGTCTCCACCGTGTCACCGGCGATCATGCCCGGCGCGGGCATTGCGGGAGCAGCTGATGCCGCGCCCATTCCAAGGCTGGTGAGCAGCACGCCGGCTGCGAGGGTCAGGGCAAAGCGCATCGTCGTCAATTCTCCGTCCCGCGCGAAGGCCGCACGGCGAGCTACAAAGCTTTGGCCCAGTGATGCGTTCCGGAGGCAGAGTACGGAAGCTGCCAGTTGTAATCGTCAGGGCCCCTGGGACCGTCGGATCTATACGGGTGGTCGGGGGAGTTGAGCACCTTTCCCGAAGCGGGCGTCACCAAGCAGCGGTTTCAGTCTTTGACTTATGGCGACGAGGCGGAGCAACAACGCCCCCTGTCGGCGCCATCTCAGCTGCCATGGTGTAGGAGAGCGGTTGGATAGATCCGCCGACGGGTCCGGCCTGTAAGGCGCCGACAACGGCCGCCCCTCCGAGGCTCAGCAGCGCGAAGCCAAAGCTGACGAACTTCGGAAGATCCCAGCTGTGGAGCACGGCTGCTCCCGCAGCGCCGACAGCTACGAAGCCGACAACCTGATACACCGTCCACTTTCAGCTGCACGCGCTCCCATGGCGCGCAGCTGATCTATACCGCCGCCGTCGTACCGCAGCCGTGCTGCGGCGCACGAAAAGCGCGGCTGCTCAGGTAGCAGACTGCGTAGGGGGAAGCAGATGGCCCGCCTCACCACGCTCGCCCCTCGCCTCGGCACCCTCGACACGCGCACAGCCCGGCCAGCGCTGAAGACAGCGGACCCCGAACTGCTGACCCCCGAGCACAAGGCATGGCGCCAAGAGGTGCTGAAGCGTGCCGGGTGGAAGTGCCAAGCTCCGGGCTGCGCCGTTCATGGCCGCCGTGGCGGCGTCCGACTCTACGCCGACCACATCATCGAGCGCTTGGACGGCGGTGATCCGCTGGACCCGAAGAACGGGCAGGCGCTCGGCCCCTCGCACCACCAGAAGAAGACGGCGGCTGAGCGGGCGCGCCGCATGGGCAAATCAGGAGCCTGACCTATGCAGATCGGACGTGTCGAAGGCTGCACACGGGTGCTTGGCAAGAGCCAGGGCTATCTCGGCCTGCCCGTCCGTGACGACGCCATCACCTGCACCGTAGGCGGGCCCGAGACACCGGCTATGACGACCGCATGGCTGCCGACGCCTGAGGAGCTAGCGGCCCTCGTCGCCGGCGCCCCGATCCATGTGCGGATCCTTGACACTGCGCACCCGCCCATCATGGTCGAAGTCGGCGCACCGCCCGAGGGCTGTTCCGGCTTTCCCGAGGGGGGTAGGCAAAGTTGGGGCCGGCAGGGGGTCGGCACCGCACAGGGTCCCATTCGCAGGTTTTTGCTAAGGCGCCGGGGTTAGGTGGCTTTGGTCCATCAATCGCCCCCTGAGGCGGGAAATTTTTCAATCCATGACAGACCTTACCAACAAGCAGGCCCGTTTCGTCCGCGAGTACCTCGTGGACCTGAACGCGAAGCAGGCCGCCATCCGCGCCGGCTACAGCCCGCGATCGGCTGAGGTCGAGGGGTCTCGCTTGCTGAGGCACCCTAAGGTGTCGGCGGCCATCACGCGCGAGCGCCGGGAGGTCTCGAAGCGCACGGGCATCACGCCGGAGAGCGTGGTCTCCGAACTCGCTAAGCTCGGCTTCTCGGACATCCGGAAAGCCATCACCCGGCGGTCCAACGTGCCCGAAACCGGCGAGGAAGACGAGGACGGCGTGGCGGCGACGCGCGTGACGAACGAGGTCACGCTGCGCAACAGCGACGACATTGACGACGCCACGGCGGCAGCCATCACCGAGATTTCGCAGACGAAGGACGGGGCCTTGAAGGTGAAGCTCGCCGACAAGCGGGCCGCGCTGGTCGACATCGGCAGGCACCTTGGGATGTTCCGGACCGGCAGTGCGCCGTCCGACGAGTCGGGCGACGGACAAGCGAGGCCTCCTGCCGGCAAGCCCTCTGGTGATGAGGGTTGGGACGGCCTGCTGCAGTAAGTGACGCCACCGCAGCTGGGGGCGGATGGGTCCTTTCAGGCGAAGGACCCGAATCCTTCGAACGCATTCGTTGGCGATGCCGTCGGCTCGCTGTCGCCCTTCGGCGGGTCATCTGCGCCCTCGGCAGGATGAGGAGCCTTTTGATCAGGTTCTCTTGGGTGGATCTGGTTCGAGACAGAGGCGAGCGGCGAAGCAGGGCGATCGAGATGCGTGTCTGAAGTCATCCGAACTCCTTGAGGTTGCGACCGCCGAAACGGCCGAGCTTGGGATATGCCATGCCGGCTGATTTGCAAACGTGGGGGATTAAGGCGAGCGTGAGTTCGTGGTCCTGTGCCTGCCCAGATTGGGAGACGCGCATCAAGGCGGGGCGCTCCCTCCTGCCGGACCTGCCGCTGGTACGATCCGAGGCAGATCGCGGGTTGGCGATATTCAACCGCCTGCGGCTTCCCGATGTGGCGGGCCAGCCGACGCTGCGAGAGGCGGCCGGCGAATGGATGCGCGACCTCGTTGTCGCGATCTTCGGCGCCTACGATCCGGAGGCGAAGGTTCGGCACGTCGAGCGCGCTGTGATCCAGCTTGTCGGCGCCGCGGTCTCAGCCTCCGGCCGGGACATGATGGTGAGGAGCGAGGACGTCGAAGGCGTCGGCTCGTTCTCCTACTATGTCCAGGGTGCGAGCGCGGCCCTGCCGCACCCCGAGGCCGAAGCGACGCTGGCGCAGTACCGGCGGATGGCGTTCGCGTGACGCCGATGCAGGTCATCTCCGCCCTCGACCGGCAGCTTGCCCGGCACGGCGAGGACGTGAAGCTCCGCGCTCAGGACGCAGCCGATGACGGCTCGCAGGATCGCACCCGGCGCGCCTCCGTGCGCGACTATCGGCCGGAGGAGCTATCCGGCGGGATCGAGCAGGGCGACCGCGAGGTGATCCTGTCGCCGACTGGCCTGGAAGCGGACCCTCAGCGCCTCGGCGGCCTCTTCGTCGGCGACCGCTACTGCACCATCGAGGTTGCGAACCCGGTGCGGCTCGCAGGTGTGGTGGTACGCTGGAACCTGCAGGTGCGTGGCTGATGGCCGGTCGCACCGTCACGCGGCTCGACCCGATCGCGCGCGACATCGCGGTGATGGTCGATGACGTGCTCTCCCCTCAGGCGCAGGAGGAGATGTTGACCGGGGCGGCCCAGGCGGCACTCGCGGAGGCGCAGGAGACCAACCGCGCGGCGCTCGGCTACGTGCCGGACCACGATACTTTCATTGACGGCGCCAAGCGGACGGCACTCACCGGCATCACGGCGCGCAGCATCGTCCTGTTCGAGTTCCACCTGCTCGTCGACGTCATCACCTGGATCGACGAGCAGTTGATCATCCACTCGCCAGTGAAGACGGAGCGGTACGCGCGCTCGCACCAGTGGTTCGCCGACGACGTCGCTTTCGACAACCCCTACAACCCGCCGCCGGCCGAGAGCTACATCGTCCTGAACGCGCAGCCGTATGCGCGGAAGATTGAGCGCGGGCAGTCGTCGCAGGCACCGGCCGGCGTGTACGAGGCGGTCGCGACGCTCGCGGCCCGCCGCTTCGGCAATATCGCCCATACGCGGTTCACCTACCGCTCGTTCCCTGGCGGCGCATTGGGCGAGTGGGCGAACAGCGCTTCGGCGCAGGCCCTGGCGGAGCGCATCCGTCCCGGCCGCAAGAGCCTGAAGCAGGACTGGCTGACCCGTCAGCCGGCCATCTACATCGACCCGGGCGCCTGACATGCCGCTGAAGCTCGTCATCGATGCCGTCGAGGGTCGCCTCGCGGCGAACTGGACCAAGTGCCCGGTCGTCGGGATCAACCTGGCCGGCAACACGCCGAAGGACGCGTCGCCCTTCGTGCAAGTCTCCTACCCGGTCGCGAACAACGAGCAACTGACCGTCGGCGCCCCGGGCCAGAAGGTCTACCGCGAGACCGGTGCCTTCCGCCTCCTGCTCAACTGGAGGCGCGGGCGTCCGATCGGGCAGGGCCTGGAATGGGCCGACGAGCTGGCCGCGCTGTTCCGCGGCAAGGAGTTCGGCGGGATCCAGACCTTCGCGCCGGGCTCGCCCGTGATCGACGACCGCAACGAGGAGGGCAACTACTTCGCCCTCTCGTTCGCCGTCCCCTATCAGGCCGACATCCTCGGCTGAACACGGCCCCGTTCGGGCCCTCTTCCCTGGAGACAGCCATGTCCATCGCCAGCGGGTCCACCCGCCGCATCGCCTATGTGCCGGAGGCTGTGTTCGGCACCACGCCGGCCACGCCCTCGTTTCAAACCTTCCGGGCGACCGGCGGGCCGCGGACGAACAAGGTCACCGATACCTCGGAGGAGATTCGCTCCGAACGCAACGTCACGGACGAGATGCATCTCGGGCAGGACGTGGCCGGCGACTACAACACCGAGTGGTCCTACGGCGGCTTCACCGACGACATGCTCGAGGCGATGCTGTTCGTCACCTGGGCGACCAACATGCTCAAGAATGGCACCACCCCGAAGAGCTTCACCTTCGAGGAGCGGGTCGACCTCGGCGGTGGCAGCCTGTCCTTCTCCCGCTTCTCGGCCGCGATGATCAACGCACTGAGCCTCGCCATCGCCGCGCGTGCGAAGGTGACTGGTTCGGTCTCCGTCATGGCGCAGAAGGAGATGCTCGATACGGCCATCGTGGCGGGCGCGACCTAAGAGGCGCCGAGCACGACGCCGATCTCCACCGCCTCCGCGAACGTCGCCAACCTGCAGGTTGCCGGCTTGCCCGCGCCGAAGGTGCGCAGCCTCAGCCTGGAAATGACCAACAATCTCCGGACCCGCCCGCTCGTCGGCAGTCTCTATACCGACTCGTTCGGCTACGGGCGCTTCGAGGTGACCGGCACGCTGGAGGCCTGCTTCGAGACCAACGAGCTGTACCAGCGGGTGCTGAATCACGGCTCGGGCGCGCTCGGCTTCACCATCGGCAACGCTGCCAACCAGAGATACGCGTTCCTCGTGCCCAAGATCATCTTCGGCAACGGCGAGCGCCGACCCGGCGGCAACAACGACGACGTCATGGTCTCGGTGCCGTTCCGCGCGGTCTACGACCCGACGGCCGCCGCCACCCTGCAGATCACGAGGGGCGTCGCATGAAGACGGTCGAGATCACCCGCACCTTCGACGGCTACCCGACAGGCAAGGACGAGCGCCGGTTCGCGGCCGGCGAGCAGCCCGAGCTGTCGAACGAGTACGCCGACCTCATCATCGCCAAGGGCCTCGCACGCGAGGTCAAGGCCACCACAAAGGCGGCCGCGCCCGCCAAGCCGAAGGACGACGCCGCATGAAGCTGTCAGCGCTCAAGACCGACACGACGAACACGCAGGGCCGGTGGGTCGGACAGATCCCCGGACTCGGCGACCTGCGCCTGAAGGTCCGTCCGGCTGGCAACGCGGATCACCGCCGCCGTCTCGACGAGTTGCTGCGGGTCGTGCCCCGGGCCGAGCGGCTGCGCGGTCTCGCGCCGGAGAAGCAGCGCGAGATCGAGGCGGAGGCGATCCTCGACGCGGTCCTGTTCGGCTGGGAGGGTGTGGAGGGCGACGGTACGATCGGCACCGCCGATCAGCCGCTGCCGTTCGAGCGCGAGACGGCCAAGACGCTACTCACCGACCCGGCATACCAGATGTTCCGCGACGCGGTGGACTGGGCGGCCGACGCAGTGGCCGTCGAGGCGCAGCAGGATCGGAAGGACGACGAGGGAAACTCCTCTCTATTCGGGGTTCATCGGTCAACTCCCCTGCGTGCTCATCCCTATCCAGTGCGTGAACGGTCCTGCGGAGTTCTTGCTTCTTCTCTCCGAGGTCGGCGCGTGCCGCCTCATGATGGGAACAGAGGGATGTATGGTCCCGGGATGAGGTGTGACGGGTCCATCCTGAAGCGTTGGGGCTCTTTCGTCCAGGCGCTCAGGATGAACTCGGTCGGTGTCAGGCCCCGCAGGGTCTTGAGCCTACGAGCGTGA